GGTAGGTGTTTTCAATGGAGTCGAATATGTAGATTCAACAACAAAGAAACCTACTTTTGCAAACTTTCACACAGCAGGCACAACAGCAGACGACGGAATTATCAAGGCTTTCGTGATTGATGATCCTAACCAGTTATTTGAAATTCAAGTATCTGGTGCATTTACTAACGCTGATATAGGCGCTACAGCAAACTTAGTTTACGCCGCAGGTTCCTCACATAGTGGAACATCAAAGGTAGAAGTTAATTCTTCAACTATTGGTACAGGTGCGAACACAGCTGTGAAGATTGTTGGTTTATCAGGAGATCCTGAAAATCAAGATACATCTGCAAACAACGCAAATATTATCGTGAAAATAAATAAGCACTTATACAGTGCAAACACAGCAGGAATATAGGAGGTTAAACTATGGCTATATCTAGAAGTCAACTCGTTAAAGAGTTAGAGCCAGGTTTGAACGCTCTGTTCGGCTTGGAATATTCACGTTACGACAATGAACACGCTGAGATCTTTGATGCTGAGTCATCTGACAGAGCATTTGAAGAAGAAGTAATGTTAGCAGGTTTCGCAACCGCCCCAACCAAACAAGAAGGTGAAGGCGTATCTTTCGATACAGCTAACGAAACATTCACAGCACGCTATACACACGAAACAGTAGCACTTGCATTCTCAATCACAGAGGAAGCTGTAGAGGACAACCTTTACGACAGACTCGCTGCGAGATATACAAGAGCACTAGCTCGTTCAATGGCAAACACAAAGCAAGTAAAAGCTGCAGCAATTCTTAATGAAGCTTTCGCTGCCGCAGGTGCCGCAGGAACAAATCCTGGTGGTGACGGTGTATCCCTTATTAATACACAACACCCACTTCAAACAGGTGGTTTCTTAGTGAACAGACTTGCAACGGATGCTGATTTGAATGAAACTTCACTCGAGCAATCTTTAATCGACATCGCTGATTTCAGAGATGAGAGAGGCTTAAGAACAGCTATTCAAGGTATGAAACTTATTGTACCAAGACAGCTTCAGTTCACAGCTAACAGATTACTTGAGTCAACATTGAGAACATCAACAGCTGATAACGATATCAACGCAATCAGAAACATGGGAGTGATTCCACAGGGTTATACTGTGAACCATTACTTAACTGATGCAGATGCTTTCTATATCAAGACTGATGCTCCTAATGGATTCAAACACTTTACAAGAACACCATTAAAGACAGTTATGGAAGGTGATTTTGATACAGGTAATATCAGATACAAAGCAAGAGAGAGATACTCATTCGGTTTCTCAGATCCACGTTGCGTATTTGGTACATCTGGTGCATAATCAGATCTTTTCATAATAATCCTAAGGGCGGTTGTCTTTGACTCCGCCCTTTTTTTATGCAATATTAAAGGCCTAGCAAAAACGACCATGCACCACTGAGCTAGCAGACGGTATAGAGACTGCATGGTTATGGTCTATACAACCAAGGAGGTTTATTATGGCTGGAACACACTTTAAAGGGCCAATTTTATTCTCTGCGCAACGTCCTGCTTTAGAGAATTTAAATACAGGAATGTGGCCCGATCAAGTATACTACATGGATGATTTCTATGCAGGTGCACTTGACGAAACTCTTAGATGGACAATTGTTAAAGACTCAGGAGCAACAGCTGCGATAGTGGCTGATACACTAAACGGTGAAATAGAATTAAAATCTGCTGCTGGTGTTGACAACGATGGTGCATCCATACAAGGTAAGCATGAATTTTTAGCCGTGCCTACAACAGCAGGTGAAAAATTATATTTTGAAACTAGACTTCAAACTGTTGGAGCAGGTTCAACTGATATCTTTGTTGGATTAGGTGAAGTATTCACCACAAACCCTGAGAATATTTTTAATACTAACAATCAAATAGCATTCGTCTTAACAGAGGGCACTAGTGGTGTGATTACTGGTAGAACAAAAAGTGGTGGAACCACAACTACTGTTACTTTATCACCTACAGCAGATGTCACTCTAGCAGATGATACTTTTATCACTTTAAGTTTTGTAGCAACAAAAGGCACAACCACTGACAAAGTGGAGTTTTTTGTTAACAGAAAAAAAGTTGGAACTTCTACAACAAATATTCCAACTGCAAATATGAAACTTCAAGCTTGTAGTATTTCAGGTACTCTTGGTGGAGAAGCTATGAATACAAAAATTGATTACATAATGGCTGCAAAAGATAGAGGCGTATCATATCCAGGTCAACCAACATAAGGAGTAGATTATGATTAACTATCGCTCGGCTAAAGTAACTGCTACAGGGAATGTGGGCGCAGGGCCTGCAAGACTGATTGCAATTAATGCAGTCTGCTCTGGGAGTGCTGGTAGAATCCTTCTAAAAGACGGAAGCACAGGAGATACTAGATTAGATTTAGATACTCCTGCATCAGCCACAGAACAAGTTAATCTTTATATTGGAGATGACGGTATGAGATTTGAAAATGTCATTCACGCTACATTAACCAATGTAACTTCATTAACCTGTGTATTTGCATAATGGCAGACAAACAGCCACCAAGAACTAAAAAATATTTCCGCCCCACTAAAAAAGGGGCGGGAATGACTAAGGCAGGTGTTGCTAAATATAGACGTGACAACCCTGGCTCTAAATTAAAAACTGCTGTGACAGGTAAAGTAAAACCTGGAAGTAAAGCAGCGAAAAGAAGAAAGTCGTTTTGTGCTAGAAGTGCAGGACAAATGAAAAAATTTCCAAAAGCCGCAAAAGATCCTAACTCAAGATTAAGACAAGCACGAAAAAGGTGGAGATGTTAGTGAGAGAGGGTATTATATATCTAATCTTAGCGTTGCTGAGCATATTTTTTTTCTTTTTATCAGTGCAAAACTCGTGGAGTGCAGAGTGGAATGAAAAGCCTGTTCTGTGTGGCAATCACGAGGAAACCTTTGTGCTAATAGAAGAAAAAGGTGAAAGACTTATGTGGAGTGCTGTGCAATTTACAAAAGTAAAAGGCCCTGACAATACTTACAGAGAAAATCCTGAAATGTTAGTCTCAGCTTATTATTTAAATTTAGATACTAGAACATATACTGTATTAGAATATCACCCTAAGTATCTTGTTTACTGTGTTACAAGTTGGGGCACAGATGTTTTATTACCACAAGAAATAGATCCTAACGCTTATTACAAACCAGATAGGGGGGTGTTTAAATGAAAATATCAGACCAAACAAGTATCTCTATGCCTATGAGAAACTTAATAAGTATTCTTGCAGCTACAGCAATAGGTGTGTGGGCATACTTTGGAGTTATTGAACGATTAAATAATATTGAAACTAGACAAACATTATTTGAAGAAGATTTAGTTAAAGGTGCCGACCAAACACCCATTGATCAAGAACAGTTTATGTTGTTAGAATTCGTATCAGAACAAGTAGAAGATATATCTGATGATTTAGAAAACATGGCACATAACAAAGTTAATATAACAAGATTACAAACTGATATGGAAAAAGCATTAGTAGACATAGAAAAATTAAAAGATAAAGTAAGAGCAAATGGTAACTAAAGTAATTATAGCATTATTATTGTTTTCTGGTGGCACTATGATTGAACATACTGTTACTGATGGTGTAAAAGATTGTCTTGAAAAGAAAAGAATTATGACACGGAATATGCAATCTGAGACAGCGACTATACAATGTGTTAAAGTAGAAGCACAAATAGAAACTATAGAGGGTGTTGAATTTATAAGGTCAATGAGTAAAGTAAAATAATGTATAAAGGTTATTTTTATTTACTCTATGCATTTATAACTGTAGTATTTATGTATTTATCAATGCAAACCAACTGGTAGATAGGAGTAACCATGTGCGATTGTAAAACAGATGAGGATTGTATATGTCGTTTAAAATCGAAATAAAAACAGTTTTGCCTTATGTTGTTCTTATTGCAACAATAGGTATGACATGGGGTATGTTTACAGAACGCCTTAATGCAGTCGAAAAAAAGGCAGATAGTGTTGCAAAAATGCAGCAAGATATTGCTGTAATAAAAACACAAATTCTAGCCATTGATGAAAAAATGGGTTGGATGGAAGAGTTTTTAATTAAAAACTATAGTGAGTATTAATGAAACAATGTCAACTCTGTGGATGTCTTTGTCACTGTTCTTTGAACACTTCGTGTATGTGCGAGTGTCCGAGGTGCGTGCATGACGATCAGTCGAGCACAGATGAGGCAACAGATAGACAAGCCGGGAAAAATTACGAGGAAAAAGAAAAATGACAAAACTATGCCCAAGAGGAAAAGCCGCCGCAAAGCGTAAATTTCGAGTGTACCCGTCAGCGTATGCTAATGCCTATGCATCAAAAGTTTGTGCGGGTAAAATCAAAGACGATAGGGGCACAAAGAGAAAAGACTTTAGAGGCCCTAAACCATCGGGGAAAGCAGATGGTGGTATAATAGATTTTAATAAAATATCACAAGATAGAAAAAAAGTTTCTAGTTTTAAACAAGGTGGCATCGCAAAAGGTTGTGGAGCCATTATGAAAGATAGAAGAAAAGTCACTAAGAAACTTTAATGGCTAGAAGAGACCCTAAAGTAGGCACAGGTAAAAAACCTAAAGGGTCAGGAAGAAGACTGTATACAGATGAAAATCCAAAAGACACTGTTGGTATTAAATTTGCTACTCCGACTGATGCGAGAAAAACTGTGTCAAAAGTTAAAAAAGTCAACAAACCGTTTGCACGAAAAATTCAAATCTTAACCGTCGGTGAGCAAAGAGCGAAAGTCATGGGTAAAACTCAAGTTGCTAATATTTTCAAAAGAGGTAAAGATAGTATAAGGAAACAACATGGCAAAAAAAGGACTTAAAGAGTGGTTTAAGCAAGACTGGAGAGACATAAGCACCCGAAGAAAAGATGGCAGTTTCGCTAAGTGTGGTAGATCAAAACAAAAAAAAGATGCAAAACGAAAGTACCCTAAATGTGTCCCAGCATCAAAAGCTAATAGAATGACTAAAGGTCAAATCAGATCCGCAGTATCAAGAAAAAGATCAGTAACTCAAGGAGTTGGTGGTAAACCAACTAATGTGAAAACTTTTGTCAAGAAAAAAACTAGCAAAAAAAATAGAGCTTGATGTAATTAATTGGTCTAAGACTGTCTTAGAGCCAGTGAATAAACACATCGGTTTTCCAGCTTGTCCGTTTGCTGCTAAGTGGAGAAAAGACAAAAAACTTCGAATAGAAGTTCGCATGGATAAATCTAAATATGAAAAACATTTAACTAAAGTAATAAAGTCGTGGAATAAAAAGGAACACGATATAATAATTTATTGTGATCCTTTTTTTGAACAATATAGCCCCGAACAATTTCAAGACAAAATAGATTTTTATAATAAAACCTACAATAGACGAGATGTGTATTTTATGGGCTTTCATCCAGAAACCCCTGCTGACCCTGATGAACAAGAATTTTTATGTGATCCTACTGATGCTCCTGTTGAACACTCAGATTTAGCATATTCTATGATGTTGATGCAAAAATTTAAACAGTTGTATGATGCGAGTTGCAAACTACATAAGATAGGTTATTATAAAAAATGGCCTAAGGACTACTATAATGAGGTGGTAGCTGAGAGGCAACATACGTATGAAAAACTAAATAAAAAGAGGTGACACCATGATGAAGAAAAAACAAGTCCTCAAAAAAAGAGGCGGAGGTATGGCCAAAAAAAAGCAAGTTAAGAAAAAAGCTGGTGGCGGTATGATGGCCAAAAAGAAACAAGTCATGAAAAAACGTGGCGGCGGAATGATGAAGAAGAAGTAATTTGAAATGGCTACATCAGGTACAACAGATTTTAACTTAAACATTGACGAGGTTATTGAGGAGTCTTTTGAAAGAATTGGAAGACAAGTCAGAACTGGTTATGATTTAAAGTCAGCTAGAAGAAGTTTAAATCTGTTGTTATCTGAATGGGGTAACAGAGGAGTTCATCTTTGGAAAGTTGTTAATCATACACAAAATCTTGTAGCAGGATCAACCACGTATACTGCTCCCGCAAACACAAGTGATGTTTTAGAGGCAGTATTCAGAAATGGTAGCACAGACACTACCATGACAAAAATTTCTAGATCGGAGTATCAAGCGATACCAAACAAATCCTCGCAAGGAACTCCAACGCAATATTATGTTAGAAGAAATTTAGCTAATGTTGAAATTAATTTATACTTAACTCCAAATGTTACTGACACTCAAATAAATTATTTTTACCTTGCAAGAATAGAGGATGCAGGGGCATACACAAAAACACCTGACGCACCGTACAGATTTTTACCTTGCATGGTTTCTGGTCTATCTTTTTATTTAGCACAGAAACATAATCCTGGTAGAGTTCAAGAAATGAAATTGTACTACGAAGATGAATTACAAAGAGCCCTAACAGAAGATGGACAAAGAACTTCAGTGCATTTAGTGCCACAAAATTTTTTTAGGACCTAAAAATGACTTTTGCAGTTGGAAAAGAGTCACAAGCAATTTGTGATAGATGTGGTTTTCAATACTATTATTTAGATTTAAAAAAAGAGTGGAATGGACTGTTTGTTTGTCCTGAATGTTACGAACCTAAACACCCACAACTAGAGCCTCCATATTCAAAACCTGATCCTGAAGCGTTACAAAATCCTAGACCAGATAGACTAGAGCCAACAATTGTTTTTGTTGGAGCACCTGCAGATTCTGCTTTTGAGTCTAATGGAATGCAACCTGCAACACAAATCAGAGAGTTGATTATAGGATCAAGTCTTGGTAGAGTGACTGTGGTGATATCATGAATTATTCTGAATTATTAGACAACGTAAGAAATTATACAGAGGTTACATCTGACGTTTTAACAAATACAGTTATAAATGTTTTTATTACAAACACAGAAAATAAAGTTTCAAGAGAGGTTGATAGTGATGACCAAAGAAGATATGCAACAACAACCTTTGAAGCCAACAACGCTTTTTTAGATGTCAGTGGTCCTGAGGGTGGATTTAAATTTGCTAGAGGATTGCAATTAGTTGAAACTGATGGGACTAGAACTTGGCTACAGCAAAGAGATACAACTTTTATAGATGAGTATATTCCAGAGAGATCGACAACCGATACTAACTTTACAGGAAAGCCAAAGTATTGGGCTAACTGGGATGCAACACAATTAGTGGTGGCCCCTACTCCAAACGTAGCTTACACAGTAGAGATGTGGTACAACGAAACTCCACAAAGATTAGGAAACGGTTCTGGGTCCACAACTACTACAACATTTTTATCCAACAATGCCTCAGAGGTGTTGTTGTATGGAACGCTATCTGAAGCATTTTCATACTTGAAAAATGACAAAGATATGCAATTATACACACAGAAGTTCCAACAAGCTCTTCAACTTTTTGCACAAGAGCAGATGGGACGTAAACGTAGGGATGAGTACAGTGATGGTGTATTACGACTCCCCCTAAGATCAGTAGACCCAGGAGGTAGTTAAAAATGGCAATAAACCAAGCAGTCTGTGCTTCCTTTAAACAGGAGTTATTGGCAGGGGATCACGATATTGATAACGATACAATCAATCTTGCTCTGTACACAAACTCTGTAACTTTAAATGGAAACACAACAGCCTACTCAGCAACAAATGAGGTAGGTAATTCAGGAACATATGCAGCAGGTGGGGCAACTTTGACGAGCCCAACTATCGGCTTAACCAAAACAAGTGCAACAGCATCAACAGCATTTGTTGATTTTGCAAACGTAAGTTTTACTTCAGCAACAATATCTGCTCAGGCAGCTTTGATCTATAACAGATCATCAACAAATACTAATGCAGCTATTGCAGTTTTAGATTTTGGTAGTGTAAAGACATCAACAAACGGTACATTCACAATCGCATTCCCAACTAACGATGCTTCAAGTGCTATATTAAGATTATCTTAATATAGGAGGTCATCACCATGGCAGATGCTTGGAATGAGGGCACGTGGGGGCAAGGCTTTTGGGGACAGCAAAGTTCTGTTACTGTAACCCTTACAGGTGTTTCTTCAACGACAGCATTAGGTACAGTATCGGCAACTGCTGATGTTTCCGTACCTCCCTCTCCAGTCACACTTACATCAACTTTAGGTACACCAACTGCTGAACCAGAACATGTGGTATCTCCCACTGGTGTTTCTTTTGAAACTCAATTATCTGGTGCACTAGCAATTGAAGAAGGAGCAGGAGTTGTTTTAGGCAGCTTATCAGTTTCTTTTGCAGTTGGTGATGAAACAGGATCAGGAACTGTAGATGCAGGATGGGGCAGAAACACTTGGGGTTCTTTTGCATGGAATGAAAACATAACGCAAGAAGTTAGTGTCACAGGCGTTGCAATGTCAACGTCCCTTGGCACAACCACACAAGAAGTAGGTACGGGTGTAATTGTATCTGCCACAGGCCTAAGCATGACAAGTGCTTTAGGCACAACATCACAAACAGGCACCGCAGTACAAACACTTGATAGCCTAACAATAGGTGCGGCATTATCAGGCGCATCAGGTATTACTGGGGAAGGTAATATAGGAGTAATAGCTCCTTCAGATCAATTAGACTTTAATATCGGCACGGTCACCATTGATATATTTACACAGGTAGATGCTCCTTCCGTAGCGATGACGTCTGCCTTAGGAACTGCTGTAGCTGAGGCCGATGCAGTTGTAACTCTTGGTAGTTTATCAAGTAGTTTTGCGTTAGGCACAGAAACAGTAGAAACAGGCACAGGTGTAATAGTAAGTGTTTCAACGGTGGCATTAACTTTTGCTGAAGGCACAGAAACAGTGACAGGTGGAGCGGTGGTTGATCTTACAGGATTAAGTATGACAACTGCTTTAGGCGATCCATTTAGCACCCCTTGGGCTAATGTGGTTACAGGGGCAAGTAATACTTGGACAGAGGTAAACGCAGCATAAAAAGTGTTGCTTGAATAATAAAAAAAGATATATTTTAGAGAGGTTTAAATATGGCAAGTACATTTTCAGATAGACTCAAATTAGAACTCATGGCAACTGGTGCGAATGCCAATACATGGGGCACAAACACCAATAATAATTTAGAAGTTTTAGATGCCTTTGCGGCAGGATATTTATCAAAATCTGTGGCGGGTTCAGCTAATATTACTTTGACGACAGCTAATGCCTCTGACACTGCTGAGTCTTCAAATAAAGTTATTGAGCTTACAGGTGCATTAACAGGCGACATAGTTGTATTTATTCCAGCGGTCGAAAGTGAATATTTATTTTTTAACAACACAACAGGTTCTCAAACATTAACCATAGCAGCTACAGGTCACACAGCTAATGGTGCTTTGATAACACAAGGTGCATACTCAAGAGTTTACTGTGATGGTTCTTCAGATTTTAATGTAGAAGTATCAACATCTTTATTAGGTACTACTAATTTTAAAGCAGATGTAACTGCAGGTGGTGGTAACATTGTTCTTCGAACAAATGGTGCTGTGTCCGCTACTACTTTTGTAGGTAGTGGCGCAAACCTTACAGGTATTGAGGCTTTTCCTTCAGGAACAAAACAACTTTTTTATCAAGCATCTGCACCAACTGGTTGGACACAAGACACAACTGCTGCATTAGGTAACGCTGCCTTAAGAGTTGTTGTTGGTACAGGTGGAGGCACAGGCGGTGCTGATACTTTTCAAACAGTTTTTTCAGATTCAAAAACTACAGAATCAAAAAGTTTACCCGTTACAGGAAGTTTAAGTGGTACAGTTGGAGCTACAACTTTGTCAACACCACAAATTCCAAGTCACCAACACAAACCTTCTAAAATGACTTCAGGAGGACAAAACCCCGCACCTACAAGATCTTTCATGCCTCCTGCATTTCAGGCAAGAAGAGCTGAACCTGTAAGTCCAGGTTTTTCCGATGAAGCTTTTCCAAACACAGGTGGTGGTGGTTCTCACACTCACCCATTTACAGGTAGTTTAAGCAGTGCAACTACCGCATCCTCAAGCTTTGCAGTCCCATCAATGGACGTAAAACACGCTAACGTAATCATAGCCGCTAAAGACTAGTGCCGATATTTGACCCAGATGGGACGTGTCCTCTTCTTAAGAAGAAGTGTATAAAACATCGGTGCATATGGTATAATATGCTACAGGGCAAACACCCTCAAACAGGGTTAGATGTACAGGAATGGGGTTGTTCTATAGCATGGTTGCCCTTGCTTTTAGTAGAAAATTCAGGAAAAATATCCCAGACAACAGCAGCAACTGAAAGTTTTAGAAACGAAATGGTTCAATCTAATAATATAATGACAAAAGTTTTAGCACAAAGTGGAGATGCACAAAAAGCCATGGCCACGGCAGGATCTATTTTTGAATTAATAGGCGATCATCAAAAAGCAATTGATACTAATGATTCTAACAATGAGGATAAAACTATTTTACAACTAAGCAATAATAAGGTAAAAGTTAAGAAGAAGCCTAAAAAGGCTATGACTAAAAAGGTGAAAAAAAATGGCAACAACCGTAAACAACACAACAGTTCAAAGTAAAATTACAATACTTTTTGATGCTGATGGTCCCTTAACAGGTGATGGACCAGCAAAAGGCACTGGAAATACTCAATCAGATGTATATTTAGATGACAATATTCAATTAAATATCAGATCTCATACAGAGATTGATTCTAATATTCATGCCTTACAATGGGATGCTACAACAAACACCGGACATATTGAGTTTACAGACACAAGAGACAATGAGTCTATATCCTCATTTCCTCAGTGGGCTACAAATGTAGTGATTAGAGCTGAAGCTCAAAATACTTGGCAAAGCACTTATGATTCTACATATGAAAGTCATTCAGATGCTGGAGCAGAAGATGATTCTGCAGCAGTGACAGCCGCAACTACGGCTGCCAACACAGCGAGAACAGATTATCTTGCTGCACACAGTATAACTTACTAAGTTTTCTGTGAACAAATAATATGCGAGAATATATACTAGAAGTAAAAAAATTAATTCCCGAAAAATACTGTAAAAAAATTATTTCTTATTTTGATTATAATTTAATAGATGCACAAACAACAGGTTACGGTTTAGCTAAAGATGTAAGAAATTGTAAAAGTAGGAATGTTATGAGCCCAGAAACTTTTGGTGAAAGGATATGCTCTAATTTTATTCAAACAAAATTATTAGAATGCGTTGGTTTTTATAAAGAAAAATACTCACATTTCTATTCTAGCAAAATAACATCATGTGAATTACTTAAATATCAACATAATAAATATAAAACAGGATATCAATATCATGTAGATATGGGAACAACGGTTACTAAACGACACGCATCAATATCTATATGCTTAAATAACGATTTTGTAGGTGGTGAATTTGTATTTGATTTGCCAGAGGGGGAAATACAAATGCCACAAAATGTAGGAGATGCAATAATTTTTCCCTCAAACTTTATGTTTCCACACCAAGTAAATCAAATAACTAAAGGCACTAGATATGCCTTAGTGGCATGGATACATTAATGAAACCTATTTTTATTAAAGAATTTTTACCTAGAGAAATCTTAACTGTTGTTCATAGTTATTGTTTGTTGAAATACCAAAATCCTCAATTTTTGAATAATGATTCTCAAACTAACTCTTTCATATCACACCATGGTGATTATTTAATGGAATCATTAATGGATTTAAGCACCCCTGTGGTAGAAAAAAATGTACAAAAAAAATTATTTCCGACTTATTCTTTTTTCAGAATTTATGATCGACTGTCTGATTTACCAGTGCATACAGATAGACCATCTTGTGAATATACAGTTGCTTTAAGTTTGGGGTCTGACCCTGTTGAAAAGCCTTATGAAATATTTGTAGGTGAAGCGGACGACACATCTGATTATAAATATTATGATGAATCTAGAAAAAAATTTAACAGATATCGTATCGATTATAAATTTCCTATGGTTCCTAACAATGCAATAATTTTTAAAGGCATGGAAAAAATACACTGGAGAGAATATTGTGAGCATGATTATTTTATGACTGTTTTCTTACATTATGTCGATCAAGAGGGCGATTATAAAGATCATAAATACGATAAGAGAGATCGCATAGGTACTAATTTAAAAGATTAATGTGAATAAAATTCTTTATAAAATAAGAATTGGCGTAGGCCTTGGAGATGTGTTTTGTGCATCTGGTGCACTTAAAAAACTTACTGAAAAATTAGACGCTAAAGTTTTTGTTGAAACAGGTCAACCCTCAGTCTTTGAAGATCAGCCTCATGTAATAAAAGCGTTTAGAGGAGCTTATGATTATTTAGATATTGACATTGAAAATCTTTACAAAAGTTTTGATAAAATTTACGTTGCAGATTATTATAACGAAAATCACTTAAAGTCTAAAACTAACCTTGTTGAGGCGTATTGTGAATCTATTGATGTAGATAAAACCTCTTTACCTTATTTGTTAGTGGATAAAGATAAGTTTAATAGTTTTAACTTTATTAATGACAATTATATTTTTGTTGCACTATCTGACAAAATAAAACCCTTTGTTAGTGAAATAGGTTCATCAAAACATCTTTCTAACAATTACTGTAAAGATTTGATATACGCCATTCAAAAAAGCTTTCCAAATTATCAAATTGTAGATATTGACAGTTTAAATCCAAATATACATGACAAAAAAGAATTACTTTACATCGCTATGAAAGCGAAAAGTTTTGTAGCGGTTGATGGTGGAATGGTGCACATAGCGTCTAATCAACCAACTTTTAAGAAGGGGGTTTGTTTATACCGTAATCAAGATTGTGTAGATTCTTTTGGGTACAAAGAACAAACTAATTTGATTTCAGACACACCTTTAATTGGGCCCTACGTATCAATAGAAAAAATTATAAATGAACTTAATAAAATTATAGATCAAAATGTTAACTGAAAAAATATTATTTAAAGAGTCTGCCTATCTTACTAAATACGAGGGAGATAGAAATATTATAGATAAACATATAGAGCATATTTCACTTTTTGATAAAGGACGTAAAGGAAGTAATGAGGGGGGCTATCAAAGTCATGATATCACTTTTGGTTTTAATGAATTACTTACTTTTACACAAAAGTGTGCCGTAGAATTAGAACCAAGTTTGATTCTTGCAAATTTTTGGTTGAACGTAAACAAAGGAAATAATTTCAATTCAGAACACATACATGAATTAAATGGTGCATCTGCGGTTTATTACCATAAGGTTTGCTGTGATAAATGTCCTATTTACTTTAAACATTTATGTTCTCAGGTTGTCTTAGGCACACCAAAATTCTATCCCAAAAACGGCGATTTAATATTTTTTCCTGCTTACTTACCTCATGGAGTACAAGGGTGTGGTAATCCAGAACATGAAAGAATTTCTTTCGCTTTAAACTTTAAAATAAATAAACAATCTTTAGGGTTATGAATAAAGTAATTCCACAACTTACCTTTGATTTTATAGAATGGATTGAAGAACAAGAAACAAACGATAAAACCATTGTTGAATTTGGCTCTGGTAATTCAACTTTATATTTTAGTAATAAATTTAAAAAGGTTATTACTTATGAAGATGAACCTCAATGGATAGAAATGATTAAGTCTAGGAATATAGAAAACATACATATAAATTTTTTGGACTATAATTTTTATAAAAAAGAACCAGATACTTTTAAAAACGCTGATTTTATTTTAATTGATAATAACCCTCGTGATAATAATTCACGACTATACGTGGCTCAAGCTTTAATAGAAAAAATTAATTATCAAAATACGTTGGTGTTAGATAATGGCAATTGGAACGGAGATTGTTATTTTTACTTACGAACAAAATATAATTTTTTCAATGATTTTATAGGTATAAACCCAAGAGGAGATAGATCAGTGACTACAGTTTTTTATGGCAGAAAATAATTTTTATCAAATACACGAAAGTAAAATTTACAAAGGTAAACTTGACAATGGGGTTTGCCAACAATCTAAAAAATTTATTGAATCCTTTAAAGATAAATTTACTGAGCACAAGTATGATTGTCCTCTTAAAACATCACATAATCTAACAAACAATATTTTAAATATTGTCGAGTTAAGACAATTAAAATTTAATATTTTATCCCACATAGATAATTATATGTTACAAACAAAAAGGTTTTTTGATGGATATATTTACAATTCATGGATTAACATTTATGAAAAAAATTATTATCAAGAATTTCACAACCATCAACATGAAGTTTACAAATGTATAAGTGGTGTCGTTTATTTGACAGAAAAAAACTCAAATATTATTTTTGATGCAAATCATGTTAAAAACTTTATACCTGAGTTTTCAGATATAATAATATTTGAAGATGATATGTTTCACAGAGTTAAGTCTAATGAAGAAGAATTAAGAATAAGTTTGGCTTTTAATTATAGAAAATGTGTCTCATGGCATGGGATAAGAGAAACAAACAAGGAGAAAACAAATGATTAAACCAGAAGAGTTGAGAGACAAAAATTTTAAAGTATTTTTAGGAATGCCTATGTATGGAGGTTTATTAACAGAACCAACTTTACACGGATTATTAGAACTACAATCATGGACCATGAATAATGGCATTAAAATGAGAATACAAACAATGGGTAATGAGAGTTTAATAACTAGAGCACGTAATACAATTGTGTCGATGATGTTAGATCAAACTGATTTCGCTGCCACACATTTATTATTTATTGATGCAGACATAGGCTTTCATTGGCAGAATATTGAAAGACTTCTTTGTGCTGACAAGGATGTAGTTTGTGGAGTCTACCCTAGAAAGCACATACATCTCGAGAAGATAAAAGGTATTTTAGAGGAGCACCCAGATATTAGTTCTGATGAAATGGAGGCTAGAGCATTAGGCTACAATGTAAATTTTGATAATCCTACTGATCTACGAGGAGAGAACGGATTTTTTAAAGTAAACGAAGCAGCTACAGGAATGATGTTAGTTAAAAGAGAAGTATTTACAACCATGATGAAAAAGTTTCCTGAGAGAAAATATGAAACCGATCAGATAGTCAATGGGCTATATTATAGATCAAATAATTGTTACGACTTATTCGCTGTCGGGCCCTATCAAACAGGAGATCAAAAAAGATATTTATCTGAGGATTATTATTTTTCAAGACTATGGCAAGAGTGCGGTGGGGAAATATGGGCTGACTTAGCTAGTCCTCTCACTCATTTTGGTAATAGAGCATATAAAGGGCATGTCGGAACCTTACTTGCTAAAAAAGAGTAATTTATATATATTTAGCTTATGCCCCTAGTAAATTTTAGACCAGCACCAGGTATCAACAAGGAAGTCACTGACTATACAGGTCAGGGTAAATGGACTGATGGTGACATGGTGCGTTTTTTTCAAGGATCTGCACAGAAAATAAAGGGGTGGGAAAGATTTCTTTCAACAACATTAGTAGGTGTGGTTAGAGACCAGCATGCTTGGATTGCCCTCGATGGCACAAGATACAACGCATTTGGCACTGATAGAAAGCTCTATGTTTTCGAAGAAGGTAGAGCCTATGATATTACTCCTATTAGAGAAACACAGGCCTTAACTAATCCATTTACTACTAACGCCACTACATCCGTTGTTGTTACTGATACAGGTCATGGTGCACAAAAAGGAGATTTTGTAACTTTCGACTCTTTTTCTGCTATAGACGGATTAGACATGAATAAAGAGTTTGAGGTGACATCTGTAGCAAATACAGACGCCTATGTTGTAACTACCACATCGGCTGCATCAGGATCCACATCTGGTGGTGGAGGTTCAGGTAATGCTAAATATCAAATATCTATTGGGCCTGAACTGTCTACTTCAGCTTTTGGTTGGGGCACAGATACATGGGGTTCAAGCACATGGGGGACTCCATCGACAACCTCTAATGTAACATTAGAAGCTAGACAATGGTCTCTAGATAACTTTGGTCAATTACTAATTGCAACTGTGTTAAATGGTGGAGCGTTTGAATGGAGTCCTAGCTCAGGCGTATCCACAAGAGCCACAGCCATTACAAACGCACCGACTGCATCTAGATTAAGTTTGGTTTCTACTCCCGACAGACATATATTATTCTTTGGAACAGAAAAAACCATAGGTACATCAGATTCACAAGATGATTTATTATTAAGATTCTCAAATCAAGAAGATAGAAATACATATCAACCGACAGCAGAAAATACTGCTGGATCACTTCGTATTGCCGACGGATCACGGATTGTGGCTGCAGAAAGATCTAGGGGACAAATATTAGTTTGGACAGATACATCACTACATAGTTTACAATTTATTGGTCCACCTTTTACTTTTGGTTTAAGACAGCTAGGTCAAAACTGCGGTATTGTTGGAAGTCATGCAGGTGTTGATATTAATGGTATAAGTTATTGGATGTCACAAGACTCCTTCTTTCTTTTTGATGGTTCAGTAAAAAAATTACCATGCACCGTAGAACAATTTATTTTTAATAACATTAATGTAACTGGGGCAGAAAACGCTTTTGCAGGACATAATGGAGAGTTTAATGAAATCATGTGGTTTTATCCTAGAACAGGATCAGATCAAATAAACGCTATAGTCGCTTACAACTACTTAGAGGGTACATGGTGGACTGGTACTTTATCAAGAACGACATGGATTGACAGAGAGGTGTATGATAATCCTATAGCAACAGAGTATAGTCCCACAGCTACCGCTAACAACGAAGTAATAAGTGGATTAACTGATGGTGCTTCATCAGTGTTTTTACACGAAACAGGCAACAATGGAGACGGCCAAGCAATAACAGCTTTTGTAAAATCTGGTGTAGTACAAATAGCTCAAGGGGATGAGTTCGCTTTTGTGTCTAAAATTATACCAGACGTTGAAGATCAAGAGGGTGTTTTAAATGCAAAACTTGAATTTAAAAATTATCCTAACAATAGCACAAGTGTGACTAAAACAACTAGTTTTTCAGACACCACGGACTTTGTAAGTCTTCGTGGTAGAGGTAGAGAGTTTACTGTTAATCTTGTCTCTAATACAACAGGAACTGCTTGGAGATTAGGCACTCAAAGATTTGACATACAACCTGATGGTAGAAGATAGACTTATACAACAATTAAAAAGTCAAGAGATGTCCACAACAGAGGACACTATCTTAGAAAGATTATTAGATAGATATCGTTGGCCTAAACTTTATTCAGGTCAAAACTACCTTCAACCAAGCGTAGAGGCAATAAAAGAAGATGGCACTAAACATCAAGACTTTTATGATGATGACAATCACTTAAATTCTTTAGATTGCATAAAATGCTATGAGGAGGGTTATTGTTTAATACTTTCAAACACTGGAGGTTTATGCAAAGACCTTTGGCTCATTCAACAAATTTTAAATCAAAACTATCAAAGACATATAAATTGTAATTTATACTTTGGTAATGGTAAAAAATCAGTATCTTTTCCTAAACATAATCATGAATATCCTGTTATTGTTAAAAATATTTATGGCACATCTAAATGGATAATTGATGGAAAAGAAGTTATTTTAAAAGATCAAGACGTAATTTGGTTTGATAAGGGCATAGATCATCAAGTGGTAGAAATAAGTGATGCAAAATTATCTTTGACATGTAATATCGAATAATGGCTAAATTAACATTACAAAGATTTCCCGATCCTAGACCTGAGTATGATGCTCAACAGTCTGCTGAGTTGATAAGACAACTAGAAGAACTAGTTCAACAATTGAATACTCAATACACACAGGACACACAAGAGGAGTCCACTAGAAGGAGTTGGTTTTTTTCTAATGGCTGATGTATTTAAAAGATTTATAACGAATGTTACCACAACAGACTTGACTACAGTGTTTACAGTTCCAACCGCTAACGTGGCTGCAACACCCCCTGTTCCTGTATCAACTTTTATTGTTAAAACAATCAATACTCATAACTATGACGGATCTGCAGCAGTGACTGTAAATGTCGATCATAATGATGGTAGTGCAGATTTTCAAATCTTTCAAGTTGATGTAGCGGCTTCAAACACAAACACCATAAGCACTAGTATGGTTTATCAAGAGGGGGACTCTATGAAAGTTCAAGCCAATGCCGCCTCAAGAGCGATGATAGAGGTTTCAGTATTAGAGGTAAAACAACAACAATAATGTATGTATTAGCTGACGTACCAAAAGAAATATTAGAAATATTAAATAATGTAATAGATGAAAAAGGACTATCGCCTTTGAATCAAGACCTCGCTGGTAATATCAAACACGAGTATGCTATACCAAAAGGTAAGGCTGCGGTCTCGCCTATGTTGATGCAAATGATAATAAAGCATCAAGAAAAATATCCAAATTATTTTAAAAAAGCACACTCCACAATAAACTACAAAGCGTGTGAGATTGAACTGTTTAACCTTTGGGTTAACTTTCAGAAAAAATATGAGTTTAACCCAATGCATGTACACGACGGGCTATATAGTTTTGTAATTTGGCACAAGGTACCTTACACCATGAAAGATGAAAAAGAGAGATTAGCTAGCATGATGGATCATGATTTTAGAGCAGGTATGTTTGCTTTCTTTTTTTCTGATCCTAGTGGTAGAATTACGCAAGAGGCCTTGCCTGTTGACAACAGTTGGGAGGGTAAAGTAGCTTTGTTTCCTGCTAATTTAAATCATTGTGTTTACCCTTTTTATACCTCAGACGAATACAGAATATCTATATCAGGCAACTTAGGTTTTAAGATATAAACTATTGATTTCATAGCTTTTCGTCTATAGAACTATATTATGGCGAAAATTATAGATGAACCCGTCCTATTACGTCATGACATAATAGACGGTAAAAAAGTCCCCGTATATAGTGCTAAAGTAGAGACTACAGTTACAAACACCAAGACAGGGCAAGAGTACGATTCACATGAGGAGTGTCAAGCAGATATTGACAATCCAGAAACAGAAACAAAAGAAGAAGATATTAGAAGAGATGTTAATGTAATAGCACCTAACTTATTCAGTGGTGCAGCTACAGGCGAGGAGTAAAATGTTTAAGAAGATCCTACCAGTTATCACAGGCGCAGTGGGTTTCGCATTTGGCGGACCCATAGGAGCGTCTATCGGTGCAGGAATAGGATCAGCAGTTAGAGGAGACAATCCTGCAAACATAGCTACATCTGCTTTAATGGGTTATGGTTTAGGAGCAATTGCACCCTCTTTCGGTTTAGTAGGGGGTAAAGGTCTAGGTGCTTTCGGTGCAAGTGCAAAATCTGCGTTAGGTTTTGGAACTCCTGCAACAACAGCTAGTGGAACTGCCCCAGTAGGAAATAGAGCCTTAGCGCAAGCAATGGAGGAAGGTGCAAAAAAACAAGCACAAACTTCTGCTGTTCAAAAAACACTTGGTCAAAAAGCATTAGAGTTTGCAAAAGCAAATAAACTTGCAACAGGTGCTTTAGGTCTTGGTACTTTAGGGGCATTGGGTGCTTTTGATAAGGACGAAGAAAAGTTAAGTGTCCCTCCTCCAGTTGAAGCGGGAAGTAGAGGCATGTTAGACATCACTCCTCCTAAAGCAGTTTTTTTTGATACTGCAACAGGACAATATGGAGCTTCTTCTCCAACAATACAACCAATAGCGAGAGTTGCTGATGGAGGATTTCCTCGTCGAACAGGACAGATCGACGGACCAGGAACAGAAAAATCTGACGACATCCCTGCAATGTTGTCTGATGGTGAGTTTGTAATGACTGCAAAAGCAGTTAGAGGATTAGGTGCATTGAATGGGGCTAATAAAGATGATAAGTTAGAGCAACGTCGCAAAGGCGCTAAGATGATGTATGACATGATGGATAAATTTGAAAAGAGAGTAGCATAATGGTTCAAGAAGTAGTTCAGTTTCAAAGACAAGCTCCTTTTATTGAAGATAGAGTAGAAAAATTATTAGCTTCAGTTTTTGGCATACCACAGATTGGAGAGCCAGGAGATCCTGACTTTCGAGAAGGACAGGAAGGACTAGCTGGAAGAGCCACCACTATCCCTGCCTTTGAGGTAGCGGGGCTATCTCCACAACAACAAGCAGCTATTAAAAGAGCACAAGAGGGGTTAGGTGCATATCAACCTTTTTTAGACGCTGCAGGCACCACGATAGGAACAGGGCTCGGGGCCTTGAGTGCTGCTCAACAGACTTTAGATCCAAATCAAATTTCTACTTTCATGGATCCTTTTCAACAACAAGTAACACAAGAGGCATTAAAAGAATTAGACAGGCAGGCGGAAATGCAATCTCAAAGAACTGCGGCAGAGGCAGTTGCAGCAGGGGCTTTTGGTGGTTCACGATTTGGTGTTCGTGAAGCGGAGGAGGCTAGAAACTTAGCACAGGTAAAATCGCAAAGAATTTTTGAAGATCTATCAAGAAACTTTTTACAAGCACAACAAGCACAAGCTAGAACTGCTCAACAGTTAGGAACTTTAGGAACTCAAACTTTACAGGCAGCACAAGGACAAGCAGGATTGGGGCAACTTGGACAACAATTAGCATCTAGAGATATAGATAGATTATTAGGTCTTGGACAGTTAACACAACAGTTTGGTTTTGTAGATCCTACAACTCAAGCGTTTGTGCCTGGTCAAGCACAAATTGAAGCCGCAAGAGCAACAACTCTCGCTGAACAAAAAGAACCTTTTGAAAGAGTGGCTTTCGCATCTGATATTTTACGAGGCGTGCCTTCTTCACAAATAACTTATTCTCAAAGTCCTTCTCCATCACTACTACAACAAGTGGCGGGATTAGGTATCGCAGGATTAGGTGCGTATGGAAATATAACAGGAGGACTAGGAGGTATTAGCTCCTTGTTTGGAGGTTAGATGGCTATTTTAGACAGACCTATGTTTCAACGACGACTGACCAAGAACCAATTACGTCAGTATGGTTTACCTGCATTTGCTAACGGTGGTATTGTTGGGATGGGGCCAGGGCAGTCAAGGGCTATGACTGGAGGCACTAGTCTTGCTTCGGTTCCTAGGGTTAAGACCGCAGATCAATTATTAGAGGAAACTTATGGAAAATATGGAAAATTTGTAGCAGGAGATAGAGCAAAACAAGCAGCATTCGAGAAAGAAAAAGAAGCTGAGAGATTATTAATACAAGCCGCCGCCGCTGAAAAGGAAAGATTAGAAAAAGAAAAAGCAGATAGAGAAGCTCTTCAAACTTTAAGAGAAAAAGAAAAAGAAAAAGAGGATAAAGAGAAAGATGACTTTTTAAGAAAACCCGCTGCGGAGGGTTCAGATACAATAGATAGATCAGGTGATGTTGATAAGAACATAGGCGATGAAGAAGAAAAGGTCAGTGACTTTGAAGCATTAAAGAAAAAGTATTTAGAAAAGTCTGAATTATATAAAGAGTTATTAGGCAACCCAAAAGAGATGATTAAAAGACAGGGCTTTTTACAACTAGCACAATTTGGTTTAAATTTGGCATCCGCTCAAGGATCAAACTTCTTAGACAAAGTGGCAAAGTCTGCTAAAGATCCTTTGAATGCATTTGCTGAGTTGGGTAGAAAAGCCTATGAAGATGAAAGAGCAGTGAACTTACTAGCACTAGAGGCAACAGAAAAAGATATAGCCACAGAACAGGATGCAGCACTTAGAAGAGAACTCACATTACTCGCTAAAACTGATCCTGATAAACTCACTGATTTTGAAAAGAACTATAACAGAATAGTAAAAGAGTTAGGTTTAGGACCTGATGATAACAAAGACTATGCAATACGAATAGCTAGAGGATTAAGTGGAGGAGAATCAAGAGGAGACACAATATTAGATATATTCAAACTTCTTAGAGACGATCCATTAAACATAGGAACAACCGACAATGATCTCTACTCACGAGCAGAAATATTGGTAGACAGATCAATTGGTGCAGAGACAACAACTGATACAACAAATACAGAATTTGTTCCTGTGGTTATTACTGAAAATATGGTGGAGCGAGCACTGCAACAAAATGAAGGTGCTACAAGAGATCAGGTAATTAGTCAACTAGAGCAAAAAGGCCACGACGTTAGTAACGTAAAGTGAGAACGCCATGGCTGAGTTAGATTTTTCAGGCATCTTACCAGAGGATAAAGATAAGAAAGATTCTTTAGACTTTTCAGGTATTGTAGAAGACGAAAAAGAGAAAGAAGAAGACAAAGGATTTTTTAAATCTATTGGTGATGCATCTCTCAGTGGAGGCGCAGGTTTAGTGTCTGGTGTTATAAAAATACCAGAAGGATTTGTGTCCTTAGGTGCAGAGTTAATTGATTTAGGATTTGATACTCAAACTGCAGATGCAGTTGAAGATTTTTTTGACAAGATGAATCCTTTCGAGGAGGTCGCTGAGAAAACTTTAACAGGTAAGATTGTAGAGGGACTAACTCAATTTGGTGTGCCTAGTGTTGCAGGTTACAAGATAGGAGCTAAAGTAGCACAAAAGGTTTTAGCTAGTAGAACAAAAGGAAAACATATTTCATTAAAAAAAGTAAAGTCTTTATCTAGTAAAAAAAGACAAGAGGCCTTTTTAAAAAGAAAACAAACTAGAAGAGAAAAGTTTTTAATTGGTAGTTCTGGTTTAGCAGGTGCAACTGTGGGTGAAACTGCAGCATATCAACAAGACTTAGATACATTATCAGGTGATTTCATAGAAGAACTTACAGGTAGTTCTGCACTAAGAACAGACAAAGAAGCACGAGAACCTGGAAGATCAGATGCCACTAGAAGAATTTTAAACAGAGCAAAGTTTGGTATAGAAGCAGGACTTTTGGGAGGAGCCTTGACAGGTATCTTTACGGGGGTCGCCACCGCCGCTAGATCAGGGGGTAAAGCTGCTTTTAGTGCCGACCCTATTGAAAGAGTATTTGGTAAGATTGCCAATCAGTTCACACCAAACGGACCCGTTAGCAAAAGATTTTTTGCCGAACAAAGGTCTGCCATAGATTCTATTGAAGCATTTAGAGACATTGCAACCGATACCTCTCTAATACTACAAAACACCGCTGAGGATATCGCCAAAAGTTTAAAAGGTAGTGGTGTCATGAGAAGGTTGAATGGTCCCAAATATGAACAATTAAAAAAACTCATCGGTGATAAGTTAGAGAGTTATGGGGCTAAATCAGACTTTGATAAGGCATCTAACACTTTTGCTTACACATTAAAAACAGACAAACAAAAAGCTGCAGATACAGCACTTAATAAGTTTTTAAAGGATAATAAAATAAAAAAAGATTTAGTGGAAAGATTAGATAAAGATTTATATGTGGCTAGAAACCAAATAGATGTGTTTTCGGATAAAATAGCAGAGCTTGCTAAAAAAAGAATAGCAGAAGCGGATAGAACATTGTCGGGTAATCCAAGCACTAAGGCTAAAGATGACGCAACAAAAGCAAAGAAAGAAGCGGAAAGATTATTAAAAGCGACTCAAGCAAACTATGGCTCTTATCTAACAAAGCAATATCAGTTGGTTCAAAACAAACCTGGTGGAGCATTGGCTAATGGTTTGTCAAAGTATGAACCAGGAGAGGATGCCATACTACAGGCAGAAAATTTCTTTGTTGATAAATTATTAAAAGTTAGAGCTAAAAAACTATCAAATACTAAAGATTTAAAATCCCCGCTATTAGAACAATTACAAGCAGGTAAAATAACAAATAAACAGTATGACGAACTTTTAAAGAAAAATGCAAACGACTTGGCCAACAATCCTAAAAGTTTAAATGATATTAGAGATCAAGCCTCTGATATTGTTAATTATATTATTAATCAAGCAGGACGAAATGTGGAAGGCGTTGCAACTGTTGATAAAAATTTAGCCAAAGAATTAAGCAAAGAGGGATTAGATTTAAGTGAAAATATTTTAAAGAGTAGAAAACTTCCGCCCGAACTACGAGCGTTATATGGTGAGATAACTGATCCTTTTTTTAATGTAGCAAATACGTTATCAAAACAAGCAGAGTTTATAGCTAAGTACGATTCTTTTGAAAATTTATTGAGAGCCAACAAAAATACAAAAGGACAAAACACAGTATTTTTTGATAAAAGTGAATTAACAGCTATAGGAAAAAGATTAGGCATAGACCCTCAAAAAAGATTGGTTGAAATTAAAACTAGTGGTCCTTTAAAAACTCCATTAGACGGTAAGTTTACATTTAAAGAAGTGGCAGATTCTCTTAATGATCAAGGGTTGGCTTTACAAGATAATTGGTACAACAACCTTTACAAGTATATGATTTTGTATCCTAAAAGTTTTTCTAACCAAGCCAAGACAATCTTCTCTCCTTTCACGCATGTGCGTAACTTTGTGTCTGCTGCTATGTTTACAACAATGAATGGTAATATTTTATTTCAAAACCCTGCACAAACAGGAAGATTGTTTAAGGAGGCTTTTTTAGATTTATACAATCCCTCCTCAGCGGCAGCGGTTAAGAGAAAAATAGATAGAACAAGATTAGGAGTTAGAGGCACGAGTGTTACAGGAATTGAAACTGCAAGACTCGCTAGAGAAACAGGGACTGATTTAACTAATAAAAACTATTCAGGATTTTTAGGAAAAACCATAGGCTCCATGGTAAATAAAGTAGGTAAAAAATTTAGAGATGCATATATGTGGGAGGATAATGTTTGGAAAGGTTATAACTTCGAAGCAGAAAGAAGTTCTTTCAGAAAAAATTTAGAGGGACTTAAATTTACTCCTGCAAAATTACGAGATCCTAAATTTGTTGCAGACATGGAAAAACTTGTTGGTAGAAAAATAGGAACTCCAAGAGCAGATGGCACTATCGACATTCTTGATGATCCTTTATTTAGAAAAAATGTTTACAAAAGAGATGGTCAAAATGCATATAGAGATTTAGGTCTATCTAAATCAGTCCCTGAAAACGAATTAACAGATACTTTTATTGATAACATGGCAGCAGAGATAACTAAAAATCAAATACCCAACTACGAGTATGTGGGACAGTTTATTAAAAATTTAAGAAGACTACCCCTTGGCACATTTGTTGCTTTCCCTGCTGAGATAATTAGAACAGGATTCAACACGATTCAAAGAGGGGCAAGAGAGGCCACAACCGCAGGATTTAGAGGAACAGGATTAAGAAGATTAGCAGGTACATTGACCACCGCTACTGTCGTGCCCGCAGGATTAGTTGAATTAGGCAATCAACTTTATCAAGCAACAGAGGATGAGATGACTGCTCTTCGTCGTATTGTTCCCTCTTGGTCAGAGAATGGTTTATTGATGGCAACAGGCAGAGATAAAAACGGACAACTAGAATACGCTGATTTAAGTTATATCTTTCCATACGATCAACTAATTCGTCCTGTCACCACTATGTTTAATGAGGTGGCAAAAGGAGAAGCCACAGAAGAGTCAATTAATAAATCTTTATTTGATGCAGGTGTAAAATCTATGGCAGAACTAGCGGCACCTTTCGTTTCTGAATCTATTTTTGCGGAGGCTTTTATAGACTTAACTGTAAGAAGAGGGAGAGATCCTGGTGGTAGGCCCGTATGGAATCCAGAGGATCCTGTCGGTGAAAAACTTTTTAAAGGAACCATGCACATTCTTGATCCTTTTATACCTGGTTCGTACAAAGCAGGAACTAGAATAGCTCAAGCAAAAAGAAATAAAGCAGATAAAAGAGGAAGAACATTTGATTTAAAGGATGAGGGTTATGGTATATTTGGGTTTAGACAACAAAAATCTGACCCAGACAGAGCGGCTCCTTTTATATTTACTGAATTTAAAGATTTAAAAGGTAAGGCTCAAAGAACCTTTACAACGGATGTACTAAGAGGTGGAGAGATTACCGCAGGAGAAATAATAGAACAATACATAGGATCAGAACTTAGAAGATTTGAAATTTATAAAAACTTTTATCAAGATGTTGAGGCTTTAAAAACTTTAAATATAAATAAAGCGGAGTTGGCAGCACAATATGAAAGAATAACAAAGACAGATAGAGGCTTTTTGGAGTCAGGTAAATATATACCTCAAGTCCCCACTAGAGGAACGATAGAAAAGTTTATTCAAAACTACATGAAATTAGAGGAAAACTTAGGAAGAAAAGTTGATCCCACAATAATAGATGCTCTTCCATATATAACTGAATTTATACGAAAAAACGCAGGTGTAGGTATAAATGAAAATTTAGACATAGAATTAAATCTCCCTCAATCATTATTCAATCAAGAACCACAACCTAGTGAACTTGACTTTAGTGGAATATTACCATCCCCCAACACTAGCACAGGAACCACTATCACCGGACAAGGGCAAAAACCTACAACAAACCTTGATCAGACGACAAAGAAAGCTATTATAACTGACATGGATACAACTGAAGCAATAGCGGAAAGACAAGGGACTATCTAATGGCACCACCATTCGCACAAAAAACAAGTAAAATTGCACAAATGAAAGCTGATGCTAGTAGAGCTAAAACTAGCAAAGCAGATATTGCTAGAGATTTAGATATTGCTAGAGGACGTAAAGAATTCTTTTCTGACAGACCAGATGTATCTGATGACAGAGCTTTAAGAAGAATGACACAAGCTGATGAGCTTCAGCGTTTTAAAAATTTATTTACCAAACCTGTTCAAGGTTCTTCAAATCTTTTACAAATGACAGCAGATGCCCCTCGTACTCTTGCAGAAGAAGAAATGAGATTAGCTAATTTATACGGTCCCACATTTAAAGAAATAGGAAGCGATATTGGTTTTGGACTTGGGAGTATAGCAAAGGGTGTGGGAGACAGAATTCAGTCTGGTAGCTTTGGATTATTCGGACTTGCAAAAGATTTGTTTAATAAATTTACTGATAACGCTACAAAAGCAAAAAATGCATTAGTACAGGGGTTTAATAATTTAACTGATGTCGAACAAGAAGTAATAAAAAATCCAAACAAATATTCTCGAATGTCCTCTCATCCGAGAGTGCAAGGAATTAAAGACATAGAAGCATTTCAAATGAGTGAGTTGGATAAAGCAAACTTAATAAAAGAAAATATGGATAGAGTAACGACTGTTGTCGATCAAGATGATTCTTTTAGAAGAACACCTGCCACAGGAATTACATCTCCAACAGTATTTGATAATAAATTTGTAAGAATGCCTGGAAGTGGGTATCAAGCAGGCGCAGGTCTTCCTGCTATAACAACAAATAATATTCAAATTAAAGATGGAAAAGCCAAACCTATTACTGATGAAGAATTCATAGAACAACAACAAAAAGCAAATGAAATTTTTAGTGAACCTTTTTTTAATCAAACATCTAATCAAATGAACCAACCACAATTTGAAATTGTGACAGACTATGTAAGCCCTGAAGACAGAATGCAAAATTTAATAAATCAAAATATGCAGAATAATAATACAATGTTTAACAGTGGAGTAATGACTCCCTCGGAAACTGAAGATATATTCGGAATTAATTTACGACAATAAAGGAGATATATAATTATGATTAAAATTACAGATGCATTGAAGGCACGAGTACAGGACCATGAAGGTCTAAGGACATCTGTCTACCTCGACACATTGGGAAAAAAAACTGTGGGCATAGGCCACCTCGTACAAGACCATGAACTTGAAAGATTTGCCGAAGGAGTAGAAATACCCATGGATGAAATCATGGAGATATTTGAAATGGATTTAAACAGAGCGGCAGCAGGAGCCGATATGTTAATAGAAGATAATATTGGTCATGACTTACCACAACATGTTGGGGAGGTCATACTAGAAATGGTTTTTCAATTAGGCACCACAGGCGTATCTAAATTTAAAAAAATGTGGAAAGCGATGCGTGTCAAAGATTGGAAAAAAGCCGCCGAAGAAATGAAAGATTCTAGGTGGCATTCACAGACACCGAAACGTTGTGAGTCGCTAGCAGAAATAGTAGCTAACACATAAGGAGTATAAGATGGCAAGACAAGTATTAAAACATAGAAATATAAAGAGAAGAGTTTTTAGAGAACAACCTGGTACAGGGTATCAAGCAGGTAAGAAAAACCCTGGTGAGAAAAGTAAAATTATAAAAGACTCAGACATAGTAGGTAAAACTTCTAGATTAAGAGAAATCACAAGAGGTGAAAGAAAAGAAGCAGCATCTAAATTTAAAAAAATGAAAGAAAAAAATCTTGCTGATTTTACTAAAAAAAATAGAACAACAAGAGCGTCTCCTGGTTCAAATATTAAAAAAAGAGCGGATACTAAAAACTATAATGTTGGTAAATCAAAAGGCGGTGTTTCTTTTGGGGAAGCGTTTAGGCACTTTAAAAAGAAAGGTGCAAAACAATTCACTTGGAATGGCAAACGCTACACCACAGAAACTAAATAGTAGCTAATACTTAGTCTTCAATTTCTTTTACGGTCTTCTGATGTGATTCCAACGCATCCCACACCTCAACCTTTGACCAATGAGCCATGACACATTTAGATATGTCCTCGTGTAAGACTTTCAACCA